TCGAATCCATCGACATCTTCATATCTTTTATAGAATTCTCTACAGTCTCTAACTGTTCCCGGATTAATTGGTTCAACTTTATCTCCGCTTAATGTTTTATATTTAGTAATCTTTTTAGATTTGACAAATAATGTTGGGAAAAACTCATCACGATGTTCATATCTTTTACCATTCTCTACACCACGAACCAGAAACTGATTCCCAATCAATTGAACATTAGTGTAGAACTTCATTTATTAAGGTCTTGATATTTCTCAAGTAAAGTTGGAGTTGGATCTACAAGAGTTAAAATCTTATCAGAACTAATCATGAATATATCATCTTTTGTTATCCCTAGCAAGTAAGGTTCTAAGATATCATTTTCTTTAATTGTAAATGGATTAGTCAATTTGCAATCAGGTTCTCCGGGAACTGATGCAGGGACTTCATCTATTTCGCTTATGACAATTTGATTAGTTGTCATTACTATTATCTTTACTTCCATAATTTACGATGTCCTCTTGATACATTTCTTTTAGTTTGTGAACTGGTTCTACCAGTGTAATTAACCAATCAGCAGGGATAGGTATATTAGTGTCTTTAGTGAGAGGTATCCAAGGAAATAAGGAAACCTCAAATCCTGCTTTTTTGGTATTACCTTTAGTCTCTGTGACATTTGGATTTATCATTTTGATAACACAAGGTCGATCTAAATGATATCCAACCACTCTTCTTTCGTTGCCTTCACCGACTAACATTTCAGAAACATCAGCGATTACATCCTCACCGGATTTTAAAAGCATTAATTTAACGGTCATAATTTTTAATCACGTATGATTAGTATAGCACAAAAAAAGAGGGCCGTAAAGGCCCCCATCCATCTCGAACTATTTTATTTATAAGTAGTCTTTGCGAGAATGATGATCAGGAACTATTTTTCCCAATTCCACGGTAAGGAGTCCGTCGGCAAAGCTGACCGATCTAACCTCTGTATCATCGGTGATAGTCCAGATTCTGTCGAAAGACCTTTGGGCCAATCCTTGATGGACAAACGTTGAATCATCTTTTGATTCTTCCTTTTTGCCTTCGACATGTAGTTTTCCAAACTCCGTGTAGACTTTGACTTCTTTCTTTTTGAATCCCGCGAGTGCGATTTCCAACCTCGATTCGACATTGTTCACTTGAACTAAATTATATGGTGGATAGTTAGAAGAGGTTGTGTTTGACCAGAAATCATCTATATAGGAATCCAATCCTATACTATTCTTGACAATCTTATCCATTAGTGAAGATAAATCTTCAGTATGAAATCTACGATTAATTGACATAATTTTTTTTCTCCTTTAAAAGCGAGTGTGTATTGAGTGAATCCTTTCGGCATTCACTACTAATTATACACGTACTACTATAAAAGAGAAGTGGAGAGCACTACTTTATTATTCGGTTTCTTGGGTCTTACCTTTTTTACCTATGTTATATTTCTGTTCTAAAATCCAATCTCCCTTATCTTTATATGAAAGAACTTTAATTTGATTTAAAGGAGCAATATCAGAAACTGATTCAGGTTTTACAACAGTGATTAAACCCCAGTCTGCTAAGAGACGAGCAATACGGTTACGTCTTTGTACGTCATTAGATGTTAGATTAGCATGCTTACCATCTAATGCAAATAATTCTTTAAAGTGCACAATAAAATACCTGCCTTGCTTATGCAAGATGTGGCAACTTTGATACAATTTCTTTTCCTTTCTCGACGCTACACCAATTCTTGTTAGAGTCTCACGAACCTTTAAAAAGTCATCTGGTTCATTGAGAAGCACTTCCACCATTTGATCCTGAGACCAACTTATTTGTGGTTCTACTGTAGAAGTAGTCATTTTATTCCTCCAATTTCAAGCTTTTGCTTAATAAATTCCAATTGTTGTTTTGATAAGATTTTCAGTGCTTGAGATGCTTTCTCATTACTATAACCATAGTATTGTTTTACACATTGGAGATCCGTGACTTTATCCTTACGGAGCCAGGGAGAGAATCTCTTCTTTTTCCTAAGTGTATTTAGATAAAAAGAATATTGAAGATCTTTATCTAAATTAGGATACTTATTCATTTCGTTTACAAACATTATACAATCAAGATTTCCTGACAAACAACGATTGATAATATACGGAGCATAATCTTTTATCAAAGAAGGATCTTCCTCTAGAAGATTGTTCTTATAAAAGTTAATTGAGTTCAACCAGTCTTTGAGTTCCATTATCTTATGATTTGTATGTCTTGATCTTCTGTCCATAGTTCGACCTCAGTTCTAAACCTACCTTCTTTCTTCATCTTTTCATATCTTTTACCTGCTTTTTTCTTCCACCATTTAATTATATTCTCAAGATAGAACTTATCCCAATTAGGGCCAGGAATTAATTTGTCTTGCTCTCCAAGTAATACTTCGCGAACATTTCCATAACCATAATCAGATGTATATGATCTCTTTCTCTGTGTGAGTCCAAGTGCATTTTTAAGAACCTTATCCATCTCTTCAAGTTTTTCAATCTGACCACATTCTTTCAAAGAATTTTTAGTCCAAGAAATCATTCTAGTTTGTCTCTTCATTTTTTTAGATGAAACATAAGTAGGAGTTACAGGATTATTATCATTAAGTAAAGTAAATCTATTATGAAGAATATGAAATGCCTTATCATGAAGAAGAGGGAGGAATTTACTATCAGTTAGACCTTTGTACCTTATAAAAGGTTTAAGACCGTCATACTGCGATGCAGAGGTCGTAGAACCGTACAATGAAGTGGTTTCAAACCAACCAATATCTTTTTCAAATACTTTATTTAATGACTCTCTTGCAAAATGAGATACACATATTAATGCAAGAAGTTTTCCACCAAGACAATTATATCCAAAAGGTTGAGATGGGACGATTGCAAATCCCATAACAGCATGACGATTGAATATAGAAAGGTTTGCAGGTTGACCTAACCATTCATTCCTTGGTTTAGAATTAATTGTTGGAGATCCAAATCTTATGAATCCTAATATCTTTTTACTATTCTTTTCATATACAATCCAACGCAATTCTCTACCGGGAATATTCTTTTCAATAATCGCAGATGAAGTTGCAGTTAAAAGTTCATGATAGTAGTCCTGTGGTAGACCATTTTGAAAACGATCTCCAACGAACTTGACTTCAAAGTCCATATCCTCCGGATGAATATCTTCATTAAAAAATTCATCTTTCAAAGATACAATTGATTTTGTTCTTTCTGCAACTGCTGCTTGTTTTGTATAACGAATATAATCTTCAATAGTTTGAAACTGTTTAAAGTAGTTGATAAATTCGTCAGCAGCCCATGTGGCATCTACTTCTCTTAGAATCATTCTACAATAGTCATTCCATAATCTTCTGGAGTTGGAACAGGCATGTAGTATCCATCAGGTTGTGCAGTTCTTCTTTTTTGTGGCATTTGTATAAGATCAATAGTTTCTTCAAACCACCTGTTCATAGATCTTGCCATAGCACGATAAGAAGAACCAACATATAGTTGACCACCCACAACCGCAACAGTGGCAGCACCCCAGAACAGATAGTAAAATCTTGATTTCATTTGTGCTCTGATCTTGTCACGTTTTCTCATGAATTTGTTAGTCATAATATTTTACTTGAATTTACATTCTACCATAATCTCTGTTAAACAGGCAAGTAGATTAATCTCTTGATCTGCAACAAAAGCAATTTGATATTGATACTTAGCAAGAATCAATACAGCAGCAGGTATGGTAGCAGGTATCAAAGACTCATATAAACTATCATATATTCTACGCATTAAAACTGAAGGATCATTATCTAAATTATTAACACACCACTTACGAACTTCTGGATAATCTTTGTTCTTTAAATTTTTAACAAGATCATTTACTCTTACATCACTGAAGTGAGCAAGAATGCCACTATCTATTTTTCCCCCTACTGAATATCTTTGGCATTCGTTAAGAACTCTTCTCCAGTCGGGAAAATGTTTGTTGATAAGTTCCGCAAGAACTTTTTTATCAGCATCAATACGTTCTTCTTCTAGAATATGTATTAGTCTTCCAAAGAATGCTGCTGCTATTTCTTGTTTATATTTACCCCTAATACCAAACTCAACCACAGCACATCTCGAATGTAGCGGTTCAATAATTTTGTTCTTATAGTTGCAAGTGAAGATAAATCTACAGTTTCCAGAGAACTCCTCAATACTCGCTCTGAGAAGGAGCTGTACGTCGGGAGTGGTATTGTCTGCTTCGTCAATGATGATGACTTTATGTTTCGAGTCACTCGTAAGAGAGACTGTAGATGCGAAG